ATACTATCACAGCACCGAATGTGTCATTCACGTTCAGCAAAGGTCAGATTGTTGTTTCAAGTGGTTCTATCATCGACACAGGTGTGGTTCTTCACTCTCACGATCATACTTCTAGTTTTTAGGGTATAAATAGAATACATGGCCACTAACTACTCAAACATAGACACGACGACAGTTGGATATAGAGACTTAGACCTTCGGTTTAAACTTCATCCAAATCTCGGCGATATTGCTCCTGTGACTGACTTGAATGCGATCAAAAATTCGATCAAGAACATTCTTCACACACGCAGAGGTGAGAAACCTTTTAATCCAAGATATGGATCAAACGTCACGGATTATCTATTCGAACTTGCAACAGAAATCACACAATATTCTATGGGTCAAGAGATCGAGTATTCGATTAAAGAACATGAACCTAGAGTAGAAATTACGGGCATCACGATTGATGATGATGCAGACAATCACGCATACGGCATTCGTTTGGACATGATTATTATTAGTACACAACAGGAAGCCGACATATCACTAATTCTTAAGAGATTACGCTAATGCCAACACCTAGTTTAGTCGATCTAGACTACGACAACATAAGGGAAGAACTTAAATCCTTTATGAAAAATCAGACTGAGTTCACCGATTACGATTTCGATGGTTCTGGTCTTGGGGTTCTATTAGACGTCCTCGCATACAACACTCAGATGAACGCATTAATGGCGCATCTTACACTTAATGAATCATTTTTGAATACTTCTCAGGTTAGAGCGAATGTCGTTTCTCATGCACAACCGTTGGGATATGTACCACGGTCTGGTACCAGCGCGTCTGTTGAGTTGGATGTTGTTGTTACTGGCACATCAGTTAGTGCATCCGCATTAACTATACCAAGAGGAACTACATTCAATGGTACGATCAACAATGTGACTTATGCGTTTGTTGTACTCAGTTCAGTGACTGCAAACAAGAGTTTAACCAACACTTATAGTTTCACAAACATTCCTGTTTATGAAGGAACTATTCGAACCGAGAGGATCAATGTTGACGGATTGGTTGACTTCCAGAAATTCGAATTGAATTCAAGTGCAATCGATACCACATCAATCGGTGTCAAGGTGTACGATAATGCCACCGCAACGATTGGTGATGCCTATACTAAGTATGTGGACATTGCTGAATCTGGTTCTGATTCAAAGGTGTTCTTTCTTCAAGAGAACGTGTTCGGAAGATATGACGTTTACTTCGGTGATGGTCGAATAGGTAAGAAACCTGCCAACGGTTCAGTCGTTGAAGTGTCTTATGTAGAGACTGCCGGCGCAGCGGCCAACAACATCACATCGATGTCGATCAACGGTGAACTGGATTCAATATCTAATATTGCTACCACGTTCTCTTCTGGTTTCACTGCAACAACAGGTGGCGCAAGTTTAGAATCTATTGAGTCTATCAAATACAACTCGCCTCTGGTCAATGCGACACAGGACAGAGCGGTATCAGCGAACGATTACAAGACGTTGTTACTTGCAAACTTCACCGAGCTCTCGGATGTTTCTGTCTGGGGTGGTGAACAGGCAAGTCCTCCTACTTATGGTAAAGTGTTTGTTACTCCTTCACTAGTGTCTGGTAATCTACCAACACAGTCATTTAAGAGTGCGATCATTTCATACCTGTCTACCAAGAATATTGGTTCTATATTGCCAGAGATTGTTGATCCAGAATACACATATCTCCAGTTGTTTGCAGGTGTTAAGTATGATAACAACAACACGACAAAAACAGCAGGTGAACTTGAGTCACTAGTTCGCGGTATCATAACGACATACAACAACACAAGTCTTAAAACGTTCGGTGGTGTTCTTCGTCACTCTAATCTATTATCACAGATTGATAATGTCGATGATGGAATTGTGAGTAGTGTAATTAAACCTACGATGTATAAAGCATTTACACCAAACCCAACACAAACAACCACGTATACAATTCTGTTCCCTAGTAAACTTTATTTGGCATCAGATACCGAGTTCAGCATAGACAGTACAGAGTTTTTGATTGACGGCATCTCTGCTAAACTAGGTGACGAACCTATAACAGGATCTGTAACTTCCAGAAGAGTGTTCTTCTATAATGCATTAACCCAGTCGAAACTCCAGAGTTATTCAGACGTTGGTACGATTGATTCCACAACAGGTATCATCACGATCAACAGCATTAAGTTCGACTCGACAAACGCCATAACCGTATACGTCACACCTGATGCCTTTGATATTGCTCCCAAGTTCAATCAGTTGCTCCAGATTATTCCGTCTGATGTAACTGTAACAATGTCGCTTGATAGCATTAGTACAAATGGTCAATCTGGAGTATCTAACTTCGAAACGTTTACTAGGTTGTAATGAGCAGAGAAAAGAATAGAGTTGAGGAGTTAATACCGGAAGCGTTACTTGAGGTCGCGCTTCCTTTCATTGAGTTCCTTAAGAAATACTACGAGTTCATGGAAGAGGATGAGTTTTCTCCTTCTGCTGTTATCAATCGCGACCAGATTGTTCGAAACACCGAGTCGACTAGTAGATTGTTTCTCCAGAAACTGTACACTGAGTTTGGTTCCGCTGTATCCATAAACAAAGACAACATCGACGATGATGTTGCCAATCTCCTTAAGAACACAAGAATCCTATATGAAGCAAAGGGATCACTTGAATCAATAAAAGTTCTCTTTAGAATTCTCTTCGGCGAAGATGTTGAAATCTGGTTGCCAAGAGACTACATTTTTAAACCGTCAGATGGTAACTGGGACAGACAGTATTCGTTCATGGCGACGCTTGTGTCAGGTGATCCGCTTGATATTGTCGGCGAGTTTGCTACGCTGTCCTCTCAATTCCCAGGACAACCAGTCCAGACATTTACTGCCGAAGTTGTTAGAGTAGAGACGACGGTAAAGAGCGGACTGTATGAAGTGTTTGTTAGTAAGTATGCGATCAATGCATTCTACTACGGCGCGACACTGACGTTTGATGACGTCGAGATGACAATAGAATCAACCACAGATCGGTTGATCAATACTACGAGCGTAGGTTCGGGATTCACATTCTCTCAGTCTTATGATGTCACTAACTGGACAAGAAACGTATTCGGATCCTACGTGACACCAGACGCCGTGGTCTTACCCGCGGGATTCACTGCTGGTCCAGGTGTTGCGACGCTAGACGTAATCAGCATATCTGGTTTATCTGTAGGCGACTACATCTACGGAGATTCGGCGTTCGCATTAAACACAACCATTGCTTCTATAGTAGATTCGGACACTATTACAATATCTCCTGCGTTGATTGCTACCGTACCTACAATCACTGCAGCGAATCTAGAATACTCGCGATATCCTGATAGTTATAACACGATACTTCAACCATACTTTGTCACTAAGACTGGAACAAGAAGAATTCCTTCTGTCAGTCCATTACGGACGTTTGATCTAGAGACATTTGTTTCAGATGCAACCACGGATGGTCTTAGAGTTGAAACTATCACGCGAACGGATTATCAATTAACTAATCTATACTACGATCAAGAAAGAACAGCAGTTATTGACAGGGGCGACGGCAAACTAGACTACAAAACGTATGTCGATTCGGACGTGTATTCAGCGCCGGCCGTTAGTGTTAACTGGGATACAGTTATCAATGAACTGACAAAGATCGTGCATGCTGAATCCGATGGATCGCTGTATACCTTTTTCACAACAAACGTAGGTACGACAGTCACTAGCGATAGTGCATCGACGTTTTCTGTTACGATGCCTGACGGATCTGTTGACTCTGCTACAGGCGATATCGGCACATCGACGTTGTTACTCTCGTCGGTTGCGAATGTCGCGCCGGGTTATTACTTGTACGGCGACGCTGCACTCCAAGCAGGTACAACGATCTCCAGTATTTTTGGAAACACTGTAACACTGTCATCGCCGCTATTGACAATGATCGATAGTGATGCAGCATTGACAGTACAACCTAATATCGCTGATTCTAGTTTCAATTTATATGTAACGGACACATCCACACTAGTTGTCGGCGATCTCATAGAAGGCGTTGGACTCACAGCAGAGTCAATCGTTTCGTCTATTGTTGACAGTGCTCAGGTTGTTCTTAGTAAGTCGCACAACGGATATGTCTCCGGCATCACACTCGATGTTAACAACTATCAGCGAGGTGACATCAATCACGACAACGCGATTGGATTAGATGACGTTGAGTTATTGGTTCGTCGATTAATGTCGGAGAATATTAGTTCAGCGAGTCTATCTTGGATACAGAACATTATTGAAGGAGATATCAGTTCTCCTCCTGTAGCATCTTCTTACAATATAATCACAAACAAACGATCTGATTCTTCCAGCACACTCTTGAATCTAGACAATACGTCTGGACTTCAGGTAGGATTCAGTGTTAGTGGTTCTGGAATACCCGCAAGCACAACGATTTCAACAGTAGACAGTATCGGTGCAGTTACACTAACCAACGCACTATCAACAGACCTATTAGGAGATTCTGCTCCAATAACGTTGACGATAGGAACACAACTGGGTGCTGCAGCGAGTTTACGGCCAACGGATCTAGACGGATCAACGGGCATTATTGGTCATCAGTTTCAGAGTTACGGATACGATTATCCAAACTACTTCATTGGTATACTGACGCCGGACAGTGGCGATCTATTCTCAGGTATATTCCGGTCTACTCCAGTCGCAAGATCCGAAGCAACGTACACAGATATTAAAGGCCATCTATCGAATGACATTAAACTGCAAGACGGTGACTTCTATCAGGACTTCTCTTATGTTATTAAATCAGACAAGCAGATAGGAGAATTCCAGGACGTTCTGTATCGAACAGCACATCCAGCAGGCATGAAGGTGTTCGGACAACTACTTGCTGGCACAACAATAACAACCGATGTCGATATTCCAGAAGCGGTTGTTGATAGTCGACTAAATAGACTATTACAACACCAGTTCGCCACTACCGATAGTGATTACAAGACGTTCGGTCTAGACCTCACAGTAACAGGCGCAGGTGGTGATTCTGCTGTCGCGACTGATGCAGCACCAACATTAATAACATCCAAACCAATAACAGACACAGTTAGTGCCCTGTTACAATATGTTGAATCAGGGTACACCAATGACGATGTTGGTTACTTCGGAAGTGGAGAAATTGTTGTGGTTCAGTTGAACCCATAATCGCAGGAACAATAGATGAGTTTTAGAGAAAGCATTAAAGCAGATGGAAAAGTTAAGTTCACGCTCACCCGCGAGGACGGCACCGTGAAACAGATCATGGTGAAGAACACTGTGGTTGATATAGGTCTTAATCATATTCTACAGAGATTAGCATCAGATGGTTCTATCCAAAACTTCGGTAGTCAGTACATTGATAGACGTTATCAAATACAGACATTAGACGATGGAACAACGGTTACTGTTGATGGTAATCAGGCAGGTAGTACTTCTGCTATTCTGACGTCAAACATTGCAGTCGATTCTAATGAACTACCGTTACTCATAACAGGATCAACGATTCCTGTAGACACTTTTATTACGTCTAAGACGGGTTCAACAATTGTCAACATGTCTAATTCACACTCAGGACTGACAGACACAGACGTCCTGTCAGTTGGAGGAACCCAGTTCACTGATATCGGAGCAAGCGCGAACACTATAGGCACAACATTCACTGTTGCCTTCGCTACAGTCGCCGCAACCAGTATTAAACTTGGACATCGATACGAAATACTGACAGTAGGTTCCACTGACTATACAGCAATCGGCGCAGACAACAGCACGATAGGTACTAGATTCACCGCTACAACCGTGGGTACGGGTACGGGTACTACATACGAGATAGGTTCAGGAACAGGCACCGTTCGTCCCGCAACAATGTCACATATGGGCGTTGGTTCAGGAACGACAGCACAGACTGTATCTGATTCTGATCTAGAAACTGAACTCAATCGAGTAGTGATGGGAACAGAGAATCAAACACCTCCCTCAATAACTTACAGTGCAAACTTTGGTGCAGGTATAGGAACAGGTACGATCACTGAGGCAGCAATATTCAATGCTGTGGATTCAGATGCTGATATGTTATGTAGAACAACTTTTTCTGCTATAAATAAAGGTGCATCGGATACTTTAGAAGTCCAGTGGATCATCACAATCACAAGGTCTTAAGAAATGGCAGCAATCATAAAACCAACAATCAGTTCTGAGATCGCTAAGATTTATCAAAAGGCGATTCAAGCACAGACAACCAACGCGTATTTCGTTCTAGGCAAGATGACGTCCTGGACGGACAGCGACCTTGGCGGTGGTGGTGTATACAATGATGCAAACGTACCTACTCCTGAAACTTCAGAAACGTATGAGCTAGAAACTAGATCAAACATCGTCAGTATCCAGCGGGCCGATATTTCCAACACATCGTTAGCGACATTAAGAAACGATTGGACGTCCGGTACAATCTACGACATGTATGATCCTAGGTACAGTTCTACGGTAACTGCGCCTAGTGGTTCGACCAATCTATCCGAGTCTAAGATGTTTGTTCTGACAGACGAATTCCATCTGTATAAGTGTATTGATAATAACGGTGCTGTGGCATCTACTGTCAAACCTTCTGGTACAACAACATCATACCTCGCATTGAGTGATGGTTATGTATGGAAGTATATGAAGACTGTATCTATCAGTGAACGTAATCAGTATTTGTCCACACGTTTTGTACCTGTATCGGACATCGTCTCTTCTGGTTTCTATGATGGTCAGATAGGTTTCTCCATAACGAATGCAGGAACAGGTTATGTTGGTGACAATATTGTTCTGACGGTTTCAGGTGATGGATCGGGTGCTGATCTAGATGCAATAATTACGTCTGGATCGATATCGAACGTTGTGATTAACAATCCCGGTTCTGGTTACACGTCAGGAACGATTGGTATTACAACTCCGGATCCTGGAAAAGCACAAGGCATTAATGGTGCAATCACCGCGGTCATCAATCAGATCACGACACAGAACAACCAAACAAACGTCCAACTCGCTGCAATTGACAGAGAAATATCGGCCATCTCGATTATAAACGGTGGTTCTGGTTACACTGTTGCCACTGCTACTATTACGGGCGATGGTTCTAACGCGGCATGTACGCCTGTTCTGGTGGCAGGCGCTGTTGTAGGATTCACATACACCAATAGAGGTTCTGGATACAACACAGCATCTGTCGCGGTCGTTGGTGACGGTACAGGATTTCAAGCAGACGTTATCATAGCACCAAACAACGGTCATGGTTTCTCACTTATCAACGACACGTATCCAACTGCAATATCAGCGTTTGTTCCTGGTATTAATAATCCAGTTCAGACAATGTCGGTGACAGAGAATTATCATCAACTGGGTATCATCCTAGATCCTATTAAGTACAACGAGAATGGTGTAGCAAACTACGTCGATAGAGTTTCAATTCCTACAGCAACACCATGCTTTCTTATAACCAAAGGTTCTATCACGGCCGTCGATTATACCGAAGGTGAGAAGTTAGTCGACTCAAGTGCTAACGAATTTATTGCTGTTGCAGTAGAGGATGGTAAGATGTTGGTACAGGCACTAACACCTACAGAACCTACGGCAGGCATCACACTAGCGACTCAGGGTTTACCACCTGTCAATTTAGTTATCGATAGTGCAGGTGAAATCACCGCACCAACATTAGATCGTAATACTGGTAGTATATTGTATATAGATAATAGAGTACCATTTAATCGTGGAACTAACCAGATCGTCAACCTCAGAACTTTCTTAGAATTTTAACGAGAAATAACACATGACAGATATAGATTTAAACACCACTCCTTACTTTGATGATTACGATGAGTCTAAAAACTTTCATCGCATCCTATTCAAACCTGGTGTTTCTGTACAAGCAAGGGAACTGACTCAACTTCAGACAATTCTCCAAACGCAAATAGAAAGACATGCGACGCACATCTTCAAAGAAGGTGCGAGGGTCTTGGACGGTGAGTTAACCTTTACTGATGAACTCCGCGCGATCAAAATTGAAGACACGAATTCGGTTATAAACGTTGCTGACTATGTCGACCAACTAGTAGGCACGACAGTTCGCGGTGAGACTAGTGGTGTTAAAGGAGTAGTAGTTGCGACAACTGCAGCGACTGCTACCGACGCTCTTACGTTATACATCAACTATACTGCAAACGGGATCGATAAGACTTCGGTCACATTCGCCGATGCTGAGAATCTACTCACAGAATCTGGAGTAGCAACATACGCGGCAGGTGAACGTGTAGCAGCAACTATAGCAGCAGGCGCAGCACAAACTGGTGTTGGTTGTTCAGTTGCGGTGGGTGTGTACTACATTAAAGGTGCTTTCGTTCAAGTTGAACCACAAACAATCGTACTGTCAAAGTACACAACAGACATTAACGCGCGCATAGGACTAACAGTAACCGAGACCATCGTTTCGAGTGAAACAGACGCGTCTCTTCTTGACAACGCAACAGGTTCACCAAACTTTGCTGCTCCTGGCGCTGACAGATTGGCAATC